CTTGCCGCATTTAAGACAAGTCTTATCGTCTCTGGCCATCATTTATCCTCTCCATTCCTTTACTCTATATTTCTTTTGGGAAACTATTTTACTAAAAGCGGCTTGCTTAATCTTCTCATACTCCGCCCAAGCGGGTTGCCTAATCTTCTCATACTCCGCCAAAGCGGGTTGCCTAATCTTCTCATACTCCGCCCAAGCGGGTTGCTCAATCTTCTCATACTCCGCTTTCCCCGCTTCATTAAGTATCCCCAAACAAAATCCTATCCTGTTCATCTGCCCCTTTTTAATCGCTTCCGCTATCTTTTTGGGGAAATTAGAAGGTTTATTAAAATCAGTGCATTCCCCTTCCGTATAACTTTTGCCTTTTAATTCCAGGTAATACTCTAATATCGCCCCGTGTCCGCAAATATCATCCTTAATTTTAGGATATATTGCTTTACCTTCTTTGGTGTCCAAGTCGCTGTTTTTTAAGAAATAAACTTCATCTTTGTATTTTATCCACGACACGAATTCGCTCATTTAAACACCTCCTTTAATAATTCTGGGTTAGAATAGATGTTGCCGACGATTTTAAACATCGTTGAGTTATTAAATGATAACAGTGGACTTACGGTAGATAAACTTTTATTAAGGTTTCTAAATATAAAATTAGCCGGTATATAATCTACAAAGCAAAGATACCTTTCACCGCTTAATATATTACTGACTCCAACATCAACGATATCTCCTTCAAATATTTCCTTGCCTTGTTTATCCACTAATCCTGTGAATTGCATAATCTTTAATTGTTGGGCAAAATAGGGATTATCTAAAACTTGACCCTGTTCTAATGTTTGTCTATCTGATTTGAATAAAATCCAATCATTCCCCTCAATTCCACTTCGTATAAACTCAAAATCATAGTGCATTACTTTTTTCTGTTCATCCCACGCCCTAAATCTAAATTCTCTCATTTTTTCACCTGCCTTTGTTTAAGATGAGGACAAAGAACCTTAATCAGCTCATCATAAGTTTTTTTTATATGCTTCATTCCAGCATTCATCACAAACTGCAAAAACAGTTCCACCTTCATTTTTACTTCGCATTTTTCCACAATCACCACAAGGATATATTTCCTTATCTTCTTCCCCTTCCCCCTTAATCCGAAGTTTAGAGAGGGCGAGAGCGAGGGTTTCTACTAATTTTATTTTACCCAAAACCTCAAAGAGTTCGTCTTTATTATATATGCTTTTATCTTTTGTAACAGTTTCTTCAATCGTATTTTGTATTACTTCTGCTATCTCATCCACCGAAGGTTCGGGAAAGAGGTTAAGAATATCAAAAATAAACCCATTAAAATCATCTTTAGGATTTATCTTGCCTCCGTAGCCTTCTATTTGATATTTAATTATTTCTCGTAGCTGCTCTCTCTTATCCATTTAGTTTTCCTTTCGTGGGGTTAAATCTATATCACTTTCTACTTCATTTCCCCAAACATCCCAGCCTTCTGTCTTTTGTCGGGCGAAGAGTTCTAATTTATTCAATCCAGGATACATTCTATTAATATATTCATATATCTCATCTGGCTTTCTACTATGTTCCCTTCTTTGTGAAATAATGGCGTTTCTAATGGTTTGGTCTTTAGTCTTTGGAAGCCTGTTTGTTTTATTCCAAGATGCCATTAACACTAATTCGCAGGTTTGTTTTACAGTATTAGTTTGAGGGCCTTTTGCACCCATAATAGAACCATCTTTATTAGTTTTAACCCATATCCACGGAGTTCCCCTATAACATAACCCCCACTTTTTAATTAATTCTAAAGCAAAATCTAGTCGTGGTAAAGTTGACCACATAAATAAAATTCCTGGATTATCAAGGTAATCAATAACCCCTCTAAAATTTATCAACTCCTCATCTTGCATTAGTTTATACGGAGCATTAAGTTCGTATTTATGCGTTGAGTGTTCATACCACCACGGCGGGTCAGCATAGATTATCTGGTATTTCTTCTTTATCTCATCCATATTGAACACCAAGTCAGAGCCGCAGCTCCTATCCAGTAAACTACTCTTATCCAATCGTGATAAAATCCATAGACTATTGAAGCACATAAATCTAATACAATTAAAATTACGGGAAACAACCAAAAACTCACCCCCCCACCCTCCTTTTAAACTCTTGAATCGCTGAGTCTTTATAATCATTTTCTGGATTCATACTACAATGCACTATTATTTCTTCCACCTTACCACTAAGACCTATTCCGTGGTTTATAGTAGAATACTTACAGTGATACTCTTTATACTTCGCCTTATAGAGTGCGTCAGTAACCTTAATTATCTTATCTGCAAACTCCAATAAATCTTCTTCTCGCCACGGTAATTCTTCCCCAATTATCTTTGCTATCTGCTCTCTGATTGTTTTGGGTTTGTCCATTATTTAACCTCCTCCCCCTTGTCTACCCACAGATTAAATCTCTTTATTTATTGCTTGTTGATAACCTTTCCTTCCCAGTTAATTCAGGCATTTAAGACCTCCTTTCCTTCAATTATTCATTGCCGATTCTAAAATCTGTTCTATGGGGGATTTTGTTTCTTCTCCAGTTGTAGTTAATTCATATCCAGACTCAACGCACAAAAATCTCCCTGTAATTCTTGCCATATTTAAAAATTTATTCATTTTATTTTGGGCTTCTTTTTGGTTCCTTCCCTTAAAAACATAATCAGTCCTTTTCCAAGGGGAATAGAAAAAAGATTGGTCGCTTAAACTTTGTTGCCACCACATCCAATATGTTTTAAATTTTTTCATTTCTCCTCTCATCCCTCCTCTCCTCTCTTGGTTACCTGCGGGGCTGGCAGGATTTATATCATATTTCTGCCACGCCCCCCACAGGCATTTCATTTCTGTTTAAATAGTCCTAACTTATCCATAACGATGAGGCCGGTAAGAATATTATTTTCCTTTCAGCATAGTCAGGCATGCGTCAACCAAATCCGCTTTTTTGTTGACTACTTTATAAATCACTTCATCTATGGTGTCTTTAGCTAATAAATGGAAGTAAGTTACTTTTTGTTTAGTGCCAATGCGGTGATTCCGGTCGCAGGCCTGGACATATTCCTCATAGCTGTAAGATAGCGAATACCAGACACTGTAACTTGAATTTTGTAAATTCAACCCATGCCCTCCTGATTTTGGGTGTGCTATCAAGAACCTTTTTTCGCCTCTCTGGAATGACTCTATATTCTGTAGTTTTTCTTTCTGCGGTATTATCCCCGCTAAAATTACAGCGTCTTCGCCAAGTTCTCTTTTTAATTCTAAAAGTTCCCAGTGATATTGTATCCAAATAATAACTTGCTGGTCTTTAGGAATTTCTTCTAATAATTCCTTAAGCGCCTCTATTTTTGTATTGCTTACTTTTACCGGTATGCCTTCTGTATTTATTACAAAACCGCCAGTGATCTCCCGCAGCTTACAGATTTTCGCCAATTCATTCGGAGCTAAAGTAATACTATCTTTAAACTCCAATATATTTTCTTTCTTCATCATCTCGTAGGCTTTTTGCTGGGTTTCATCCATATAGACATAGCGCGTTTCAAATATTTGCTCAGGCAGATCCAACGCTTCTTCCTTTTTTACGCTGAGCGCTTGCCGGCTAATCCTATCCATTATCGCTTCTTGGGCGCCTTTCATCGGTTTGTATAAATATCCGCCATATCCCATTGAAAAAAAGAAAGTATTCCTAAACTTGAAAAAGTTTGAAGTGCCTAATAAATCTTCGTTGATAAACCGCATCTGCGAAAAATATTCCAGCAACGAATTCGGCGCGGGCGAACCACTTAATATAATCTTATGCCTTATTTTATCGCTGAAGGATGTGATTGCTTTGCTGATTTGGCTTCGCGAGTCCTTCATGCGGCTGGACTCATCTATGATTAAACACCCTATTTTATTCTCAATCGGCGTTTTTGATTCCTTAATGAGTTTCTTAAATGATTCATAATTCAGGATATAGATATCGTATTTGCTGTTAAATTCTTTTAAATTCCGCCACAAGACGGCCCTGCTTAAATGTTTAGCCCATTTCTCTATTTCTCTCAACCAAACGCTTTCAAGAGTGGAAAGCGGCGCTACTATCATCGTTGGCACTTTCCAGTAATCAATAAGTTTTAGGGATATCAGGGTTTTGCCGCAGCCGGGGTCGAGAAACAACGCATAACTTCCGAACATCGCGGCCAGCGTTATGGCTTTTTTCTGGTGCTGATAACACATAGATAAATCAACGCCATCTAAATGGTCAACAATGCAGGTATCGGATTTTATCTTATTAGCAAGATTTATCTTTTCGTGGTATTTCTGCTTCTCTTGGACTAAGTGGTCATAGATAATCTTCGTTTCTTCGGAGTATTCGACTTTAAGATTATCTATAATATCAACTAATTTGCGTAAAGGAAAGACCCAAGACGAAGTGGCTTTATTGAATTTATAATCGCCGATGGCTTTGACGAGTTCTTTTTCATGGTATTGACATTTACAGATTGTCAAATCTTTTTCAGTCCAGACTTGCATGGTTTTATTATCCTTTTTCGTAAAACTTTACCTTTTATATCAAAAATTTTAATCCTTAAAGCATTACATTTTTTACATACATCAATTTTATAATTAGCAACTTGCCAACGATGCCCATTAAGAACACAACCATAAAAGTTATTCATTCGCTATTTCTGCCACCGTCTTACCGCAGATTTTACAAATAACTTTTTCGGTCGGCTTTCCTATATTATCAACCAAATGATTTTGAATATGTGTTACAAATTTTATGCAGTCTTTTGCCCATTTCAGAGTTTCTATTGTTTCTTTCGGGTCGCTGAACAAAATTAAATTCTTTTCTTCGTGGTCTATAATGTAGTCAATAATTTCTAATGGTGTCATTTTATCCGTTTATTTATATTTTGCTTGGTGTATTAATTGGAATTGTTTTAATTGCTTTTCCGTCAATGCAGTTAGTTTGCCAATTTTTGGTTTGCGTCTAATCAAAACAAATCTATCGCATTTTCCCGCAACCCACCAAGGCGTTGCTTCTGGTATCGTTACATTGATGATATAATCATCTTTTTTAACTTCGTGAAAAGTCATTTCTTCCTTTCTAAATATCTTTTAGCATGATATTCCATAAAATCTTCCCAAAGATTATGCTCAAAAATAAATATCAAACCATCCTTGCCTAATTGAGTCTGTTCTTTGATTAAATCCTCAAGGGCGTCTAAACCCTTAATCATTTCTTCTTTGGTAGCCATATTTCATCCCCTATAGAAACAGAGATAATATTTGGTTGTGATAATATCTTCTTTACCCTTTTAGCAAATTCTTTATTTATTGAAATATCCATAAAAACTTGTCCATTTTCGTAATGGCTTCCTGTTATTTTGCCTATCTTAAAGTTGTGGTATTCCACGGGTATATCCTTACATTGAACTATAATTTTGGTAGATAAAACTTTTGCTTGTATATTCATAATTTTTCCTTCGGGGCAGAGCCGATTCGAACGACTGTTTTATCCAATATCATTTACTCAAATATAATAGAATCTAGAATACTATATTCTTTCAATTACTGCCCCATAAATATATAATCCCTGATAGAAATGCCGACAGAATTGGCTAAAAGGAAGGAGTTGATACTCAATCCTATATTCCTATCAGGGATTAAATTCATTTTTGTTATATTTGTATTATTGATTTAGCCGTTTCTGTCGTGCTGACTGATAGAAATAATTCTACCACCGATTTTTTATTTGTCAAGTCTTTTCGTAGCGGTATAACGGTATTGCCAGCCCCGCGGACATCTACCTTCACCTAGATATCCATTTATGTTTTAGGGGCTGGCTTGCTTTATTCCTTAAATTCCACATCCAGCAATTCTGGATGCACCATTGCTTCGTATATTAATTTTCTTATCAATGCTGACCGGGAAATAGTTTCTTCGTTCTTCTTGTCAATCTTTCTATCTAGAAACATAATCTCGCCTTGCGTCAATCCGACTAATACATTTACCTTGCGGTCTTTCTGTTTTACTTTGTGTGCTGTCATAATCAAATACCTCCTATTCTTTGTCCTGCTGTGCTACCGGGATATAATCAATCCCGTTTTTCCGCATCTCCGTAACCAAAGCGTCCGCCATTTTTCTTATCGCGTATTCATTGCTAAAAGGGCCATGGACATGCGTATGGCCACCAGCGTCAAAAACAATAACTAAATGCTCTACCGCACTATCAAATGCAGATATGTCTTCTTTGTTTCCACAATTAAAGGGACAAATCATTCTTTCACTCCTTTTTGCGCTGCCTTATCCGCCAGATAAACTAACTGCCTAGGCACCCAGTTGATATAAAGTTTTGACAGTTGGTTTTTCAGCGCGATAAATTGCTCATACAGCAACTTAATGTTATCATGTTTAACTTTCCAATCTCCGTTTGCCTGCTTTACCACAGTTTGAGAATCGCAGAAGATATAGATATCCTGCGTTGTATCTTTGGTATGGGCATAACTTAAGGCATTAAGCAAGGCAATCCACTCCGCTTCCATATTAGTTTTTATTCCTAAATCTTTTGAGCAGTGATAATTCGGATAAACAATTCGCGGGTTATTTGCCCTATCCCAGGCTATCACTCCTATGGAAGCAGGGCCGGGGTTGCCTTTACTTGAGCCGTCGCAAAGAATGACTAGCATTAATCCTCCAATCTCCTACTTGCCATATCTTCTTTCATTTTTTTTATTTCTTCTCTAATTTTCTTTTCTGCTTCTTCTTTATTGTTGCACTCCCAAGGTCCATATACTTGCTTTACAAATGGACTTGCTTGAGCTTCTGTAATATCTTCATTGCTAAAGAACCGTTTGGTATGTATAGTTCCTTCTGTATGTAAATAGCCCCACCATTTCATTTTATCATCTCCTTTCTTTTTTGTAAAAACACATTCTAAAAAGGTGTTGTGGATATAATACAGGATTTTTTCTTTTGAATTCTTGCCAAGCAAGAATTTTACTTTTAATATGTGTTTTTATAGTCATAAATTCTTCTCCATTTGCATTTAGCACTTTCCAATAATAAATTACTGGTTTATTAAAGTATTTGCTAAGTCTATTTTTCATTTTATCATCTCCTTCGGCACTTTGCCTTTTGTCCCGGAAGCAAGCATTACCTTGATAATCTCATCTTTCTTATCCTTGAATACAAGGCTGCCGACTTTTAACTTCAGTTCCTTAGGGTTTAAAAATTTCCCCAGTTTCTAAATGGCATTCGTAAGAGCACTTTTCTTCGTTCCAATTTTTCCATTCTAATTTGATATTACCATAAACTTCAATAATGGCTTCTGCCCAAAGCTTGTCGCCTTCTGCACGAAGCTTGCTGCCTTCTGCATAAAGCTTGTTGCCTTCTGCATAAAGCTTGTTGCCTTCTGCATGAAGCTTGCTGCCTTCTGCAGAAAGCTTGCTGCCTTCTGCCCAAAGCTTGCTGCCTTCTGCAGAAAGCTTGTTGCCTTCTGCACGAAGCTTGTCGCCTTCTGCACGAAGTTGTAATCTGATTTTCCAGATAAATTCTAAACCTAACTGTTTTTTCTTCATCTTATCCTCCTGACGTAAAAGTTAATGTTATTTTTGGCAGATTTGTTTTCATCTCATTCTTACTGAGATAAACCTTTCCGGGATAAAATAATTCTTTCTCGGCTTCGGCTATCTTATAGACATAGAATTGCTTGGTTTCTCTTGCGTAAGAGAAATGTAAAGTTAATATCTCGGATTTCTTCATTTAGTATCACCTCCTTTTTTTTATATTTCGTCAGTGCAATCTGGTTTAATCCCTGTAATAAGTTTTCCGTTTATCGCACCAATATAGACTTTATCTCCACAATTAAAAAACATAATAGTATTTGATTTTATTCCATTACTTATCCCACATTTTAATTCGTGAGGTGAGTTGCAGTTAGGACATAAAATCAATGACTCCTCTTTAACTTCTTGTAATTTATTCAGTGTATCGTTTCCAAAACCTATATATCCTGTCATCTTCACCTCCAATTTACGCCTCAAATTCAATATCAAAATCTTCTCTTACTGGCAGTATCGCGATAGTATCAAACTTAAACTGCTGATATTTTGTTAAAGCAATTCTCTGCGGATATAACTCAAGCATTATCGCTAAAGCGAGTTGAGCAGGGCCTGAGCCAGCATATCCATGGGAAAATCCTGTCGGAGAGTGATTCTTTACTTTTAGACTTTTTTCTAAAGATAGTTCTACTTCATCTAAAAGATAATGCCCTTCGCTTAATCTCTTTAATCTGTGTATCATTTCTATCACCTCTTTTCTTTCTATTTATAATCACTTCTTTTTCTCGATGACATCTATTACAGAGCAATTCAAACTTCTCTGGATGTTTAAGGACTTCCTTCAAAAAATGTTTATTCTCATTTTCTTTTTTATTAAGGTGGTGAAATTCCAAACACTCTTGAAATTTATCATATCCGCATTTTTTACATCCTCCGCCAAATTTTTTTACAAGTTGCTTTTTTAATTCTCTTTCTTTCTGTCTTTGAATTATTTTGCCGCACCTCCCACAAATTTTAGAATATCTTTCCCAGCCTTTATAGTGAAGTTTTTTATTACATATTTCACAACGACGATTCTTTTTTAAATCAACACTTCTGCATTGATGTTTTTCTTGTTTAGATAAAAATGAAGCACATTTTTTACATCTAGGGATAGTAGTAGGTTTTCCTTTATTCCAAGACACAGTCTTCTTTTTAAAACTACCAGCATTCGTATAACCTTTTATCCCTGTGTTAAATGGCTTATATCCTTTCTTAAATGGCATTTTATACTCCTTTCGGTTATGTTTCTTTAAATAAGATTATAATCCATCAGGAGTATAAGTCAAGGTCTATCTTCCTGAGGCAGATTCGCCTCTTAATCTGTGCATCATCTTTATCACCTCCTTAATATCTGTATCTTTTAAACGCTTCATCATCACAAGGAACGCACATTTTTATATTGCGTTCAGAACAGACTTTATCTCCTTGATTTCTAATCCATTCTTGACTTCTATCGGCAAAATGGCAATAGATACACCAATCACCTATTTCACCTGTTACCGCTACCCATCGGAGTTCTTTGCCTGTATTAGCCATAAATAACCCGAGCTCATTATCCATAGCAGTGCCAGTGGCAAAGATAGCATGTTTTTGAATTCCTTTTAACTTTTCTAAAGTTAACATTTGCTTCACCTCCTCTCTCTTCAGTCCTTGCTTATACAAGGAGACTGCCGGTTGCCCGGCAGTTTCGAGATTAAAGACTTACATTTACTTCCACCGGTGTAACTGAAATGGCCTTTAAGTTTTCTTGAATTTCAGCAATCTTAGCTGAAGCCTGAGCGATAATATCCTGTTGCTTTATTATTTCCTTTATCGCGAATTTTATCGCGCTCTTTGCTTGGTCTTCTCTTTCAAAATTTAATTCACCTATTACTTCTTTTACAACTTCTGATTTATTAAACATTGAATCCTCCTTATTCTCCTAAAACTGTTTGAGATATTTCTTTCTTGACTCCGGCCAAAAAAGCGTTGAGATGAGATAATGTTTCAGCGGAAAAATTGACTTTAATATCGCTATATCCATTAAAGCCTTGCTTTGCTAAAACTGTATCATTAACGGATATTAAGTTATAGCGGCCTTCAATTTTTTGCTGACCTTCATTGTCTTTACTGATAGAGATACTTTCAACTGTTATCCCTTGAATCATTACGTTCATGTTTCACCTCCTTTCTAAAATAATTTGTGCCTGAGATAAGTAAGCCCGGCAGGAATAATTATCCAGCTACACTTACACTTATGAGGCCCCGTAGGGTTCTAAAAGCCGCTAAAAAGCGTTATCTCCGGCGAAAAAGTTACTCAGCTATGTCTTTCAGCCTTACCAACACTTCATTACTAAAGCTGTTTGGCGGGTCTTTCTCGTTGATAATAACCCGGTAAATAGTTTCCTTTGCAGAGATGATAATCTCTTTGATCTTACCGTGAAGCATTACATCATCGCCGGCTTTAATGTCTTGCATCTTAATCCTCCTTTTAGTTTATCCTGTAAATAAAATATCCTCCTTCTTCGTTTTCCTCTCCGTCATAAGGAGACAAAAAATGCCCTCTGCCGTCTGCGGAGATTGCACTTTCAGTAAAATCCTCAATGCCGCATGTCTTTTCTATCAAGGCAAGAATAAAATCATTAGCGCCTTCGCAAGATTTTTCCTGCATTGATTTTAAACTTTCCGCTCCGGAAAATGGCAACCCACACTGCCCTAAGATAAAATCGGCATTAAAAGCCCACGCAGTATCTTTAATATATTCAGTACATACTTTGTCTGCTTCTTTATCATCTCCAATAGCATATTCTTTATCTCCTAAAGAATAAACTTCCAAGCCGTAGTGGTCGTAAGTCCTTAATTGCAAATCGTCTTCTTCTACTTCTAAAAACTTGGCTAAAGCCTTTCCTTTTGTCATTTTTCTCCTTTCTTATCTTGATTAGCATAGAGCTGTATCAAGGAATAGTTTTAATCTGAAGCACCTCTATTCTTTTTGGACTTTTATATGCTTTTCGCATATTCTTACAGGGCCTAATTCAGAATGCCCCAATAAAAGATAAGGGAATGTATGGATATTTTCCCCCAAGAAACTCCGGCCGCAGATAACGCATTCTTCTTTAACTGAGCGGCATTGTAAAGTCTTTTTGAGATTGCTGTTCATATATCACCTCCTTTCAACAGTTATGCTTAAAAAATAATTTAATCAGTTCTATCAATGCAGATAATTTAGAACTATCTTTTATCTCTTTAGTCTCAAGATAAACTACCTTTCCATTTGATTTTATGCCTAAGATAATTTTCACTTTCTTTTCCTCATCAGAGCCGAGTATCTCTCGGCTGACGCCTTCGCTTAAATATCTTTGTAGCAAAGGCGTTTCGGCTTATACTGTTACTAAATCAATATCTGCTTCTTGATTTTCATCTGGTATCTCTGAACAAGAGGCGTGGCTTTCATAAATATCCAGACCTAATTCCTCTTTGGCTTTTCTTTCAGCTCCTTCCCTATCAGCGGCACGGATAGTAAAAGAAATGGTAAAATAGTATAGCGGCATCTTTAACCTCCTTTATTCTAATTTACAATAAGAAACATCTCTTGAGATAAGAAATTTCTCTGGTATCTTTTTTTCTGTTATTCTGTCTGCTTTTTTCTGTGCCTCTTCAAAATCCTTAGATAAACTTGAAATTCCGTATTGTATCGCCTCTCCGATAATCTCTATCAATTCTTTTTGTTGGTCATAAGAAGATAAGTTTTTAAGGAACTTCTTGTATCTTTCGTTAGTGTAGAAGCTTTGTCTTTTCTCTGCCATAATCTTTCACCTCCTCTCGGTAATGTTTTAAGTTTGACTTATACTCTTTAACTATCCCAAAATGATAGCCGAAAGATAATAGGTGGCGCTGCACCCGGTTTAACTTCTGCTCTTTATAGCGTAACATTTATCATCTCTTGAGATAAGTTTCTCATCTTTTCTTTTAACTCGTCGGTAAAATCTTGTTTGCCTAAACACTTCAGCGATGCAGATAATTCTTTAATCAGGAACTTTGCGTGTTTGATTATACTATTCTCGTCTTTCATTTCGCTGCCTCCTTCAATGAGTTAATGCCTTTATTATCTCTATGGCATCTTCTTCTCTTATGTTATATACAGCGACCATATCGCTAATTGTAGAGGACATTAAAGTAAAGTCTGCCATATTAGAAATGTGAAAATGGGCGTAGCCAAAATAATTATCCTCTCCAGAGATAATATCTTCTATTATCTTTTCTGTCAGAGATAATTCTTTTATCATCTTTCTCACCTCCTTTCTAAAAAGTGTTTGACATTCTTAACCCAGTTAGAGTTTAAGCGGTGCGCTTTTGGCGGGCAATAACGCAGCCCAATAAAGGTAATCAGGTCATAAGGCCTGCCTGCCTTGAGCCAGCGCCGCCTGCCGTTCCTTACGGAGTTAAAGCAGATCCGCCGGGCCTGGGCTTCGTCTTTGTAAGGAATGGAACGGATGCCGTAGAGATACTGCGCTTTATATCCGCCTTCAGCCAAAAAGACGGCGTTGACTATCTTCTCATCGCTGTAGTTGTGCCAATGAGCAAACGCTGAGGAGTGGAAGATTAAAAGGAAAACTAATGCGAGATAATAACGCTTTGCTTTGGTCATTGATATAACCTCTTTGTTTTAAAGATGTTAACCTATTTGAACTCTTGCTCTGTTAATATCCTGTTAATTACCTGTTAACAACTCCATAACTTATTGGTATATATATCTATACTAAAAATTATATTGCTGTAGCGTGGAGCGGTGGAGATACCGCCCTCCTCTCCTCATTCTTTCAACTCCTCTTATCCCCCTCTTATATATATATTATATATATATAATAAATAATATAATATATTATATATATATTTCCTCTGTATACTGCTTTGAAATAACTCTGGAGATAATAGCGCTGAGATAATTCAGGTCTTGGCAATGGTGCCTGAGTTGTTAACAGGTTATCCACTTTGTAAAAGAGTTTAGAAAGTCCTTTACCATTGTAGTTTGTCAATGAGCGATTACTGCCTTTAAAATATACTTACCTTCTGCAATAGTTGTTTTGCCATATCCAAACTGCGATCCAAATTGTCTTGCGACATCTCCACTTTATAACTTGCATCCGCCCGGTAATACCCATCGACATCATAAAAATCTTTATTTACCAATACCCGGCCATCCTTTAAGTTATGCCAAGTCCAGCAGGTATGGCCATCTTTAAAGTATAACCTTGCTATCCTCATTTTCTACCACCTCCTTCCGGCTCTGCATTCTTGCGGGCTGGCCACCGCCTTTATGGCTGCATTATGGGACAAGCCGGCTTGAGAGTGCGGTTAATGGGTTAAGGGACTACTCTTTGACTTTTAATCCACAAGCGATAAAAAATGTATCGTAATTGAAACGGGGATTGTCATCTTTAAAGTAATCTGCTAAGTGGTTGCTAATATACAATGCTTCATTATCTAATTGATTCTTTTTTTTAAAGTCAATCGCCTCTTTTATTATTTTAGCAATAGCAACATAATTTTTCTTTGTCATTTTTATCCTCTTTTCTGCACTCAATCGGGCTTACGGTTTTAATTGCGGATTGACTTCTACTTCTCCGCTCCTTGCCATCTCGCCCAGCCGGCTTGTCAAAGAACCTTTGATTATTTAAATTCTAACATATATATATATATATGTCAAGTCTTTTTTTATTCCGCAATGCTAAAATATCAAGTTAACATAACATTATTATGTAAGGCATTGTATATATTCCTAAACTTGGCAATGGAGCAAGGCCGGCAAGGCTGGAGTGGTTGGAGTTTCTGCAATGCTGCATTGTTATTATTGCCAGCGATGAGGATAAGTTAAAAATAAAGAAACGCGGCGGGGATGCGAATAAGGGGAAAAGTTAGAAAAAAATAATATCCGGGCGCGCACCGCTTCCTCCCCTCATACCTTCGAACTCACGTTTTCACTCCTCTAAACTTCTTCTTTTCAGCATTTTCACGGCTAGGCTAATCTTTTTTTTCCAAATTCCCATAAATATTTTTATCTCTTAAAATCAATTCTCACCGTCTATCTGGTAAGGAAAAGTTCAAAGGAGAATAGTTCTAAACGAAATATGCCTTTTATAAAATAAAACGCATATAAATATTTCTCTTGACAAAAGTCCTTTTGTAGTTTATATTTGTAGCAATTACAGTGAAAACGCTTTCAAGGAGAATAAGCGTGGATAGAAATAATGGATATAAGGAAATCAATTCAGCCCTGAATTATTATCTATCAGGGCTTTTTTATTGAATAAATATGATACAGCAGCCAAGAAGCTGCGAAAAGAAGAGGAGGCGGTATGAACATCATCGTTCCGTTAAATAAAAGGGTTATTGTCGAACCGGAGGCAAAGGAAGAAATAACTAAAGGTGGAATAATCATCCCTGAGACTGCCAACCAGAAGGCGCCTACGAAAGGCAGGATTATAGCGATAGCGCAAGACAGCGATATTAACTTGAAAATTCAGCCGGGAGATATCGTTCTATTTTCTAAATTTTCCGGGACTGAGATAATCATACCAGCAAGCGAGGTAGGAAAGAAGGACAGGCAGCTGCAGGTGATAAAAGATGAGGATATCTTGGCGGTAGTGAGGAATGAGTAAAAAATACCAGATAATCTATGCTGACCCGCCGTGGGAAGTTAAGGCTGGACCACCGTGGTCCAGTTCAGGCAAGTCGCAAGATTTGTTATATCCCACAATGAAATTAGAAGAAATAATGGCGTTACCCGTAATTGATATTGCTGAACAAAATTCGCACTTATATTTGTGGACTATAAACAAGTATTTAGAACAATCATATGAGGTGGCGAGAAGATGGGGTTTTAAGGTTTCTTGTGTGATAACTTGGTGTAAGAAACCTCACGGTTTGGGCTTGGGCGGGGCATTTGTGCAAACTACTGAATACTTATTATTTTGTAGGCGAGGTAAATTACCCACAAATCAAAGAGTTGATACTACTTGGGTAGAACATAAAAGATTAAGACATTCAAAAAAACCACAAATATTTCGGGAGATGATATTAAAAGCAAGTGGCGACTTACCCCGCATAGAACTCTTCGCCCGACAAAAGACAGAAGGCTGGGATGTTTGGGGAAATGAAGTAGAAAGTGATATTGATTTAAATAAAGGAAATAAATGATTATACTCAAACTTATTGGAATGTGGCTTTTCTGCGATTCACTTTACTCTTTAAGAACTTACTGGGGCAAAGAGGACATCTTTAACCAAGGCATACGGGCAATCAGGTTAGTATGCGCGATAGTGATAATAATATTAGGATAGATGAAAACAAAACTTAAGCTCATCAGGGCTGGAAGCAATATCGAAGAAGTGGATATAGTGGTGAATAGGTGGCTGGAGGCACAGGAGGATATTACGATATACAACTTTTATATCCTGCCGCTATTAATCCCTCCGGGCAGCAATAACATGGTTATCTATATTTCAATCCTTTATTCAAAGGAAGACTGGAGGTAAGAGATGGATCAGTTACAGTTAAAAGAACCGGTGTATATTATGTCAAGAAAGGACTATGCCACTGGAGAGCGGACTTTCGAGGGGTTGATACTTGACAACCAAGCGCAGAACTTGCAGTTGATATTGACTTTTAAAAATAAGGAAGATATAGGCAAGGATTTTCTTAAACTTTCAAAAAGTTATTTTGTAACCTTAACTCCAGTAGAAAAGGAGGCATAGTGGAAGAACAAAAGTTAAATTCTATAAAAATGGAAATGCGGCAGAAACAAATCTCTGTCATCAAAGAAGCGGTGCGCCTGACCTTCGAGAAATTAGAAGAGATAGAGAGGCAGAAGAACGCCCTGCAAAATCAGATTAAGATACTGAAGCACGACCTTTTTGACTTGAAGGACGGCCGGCTGGACAGGGTTCTTGAAAGACAGAGTATAAACGAGGAAACGAAGTCGATAAGCGTAATCTTTGTAAGTAAGGCAATACCTAACGGACAAAGCAATACTTCGCCTTGGTATGAAGAGTATGAATTTAAGGTATTGGATGGCGAGCCATATAAAATCAATAACTCTCTTGCCAAGACGCACGCCTCAGGGAGCTATAAGTTAAATGACGGAACGATAAGGTATTTATGAAAGGAGCTAAAAATGCAAGAGCATAACCTCTTTAAACCGAAGAATCTAGAAGAAGGTAAAAATGCAGTAGTTGGAGATTGTAACGGTTTTACAATGGAACAAAGATGGGGAGCAGAGACTCCGGCATTTGCGGAGAAGATATTGCGTTTCGCTAGGCGCGAGGCGGAGATATTAGATTATGGCTGTGGAGTAGGCCGAATCGCTAAAGAGATATTGGAACAAAACAATACTGTTTATATAATTGGAATAGATACATCGTTAGAAATGGTGGATAAGGCATATGGTTATGTAGCTTCTGAAGATAGATTTATTCCTAGGGTTATTTCAGAGTTTGATGTAAAAGATAAAGAAAAAAAATTTGATATTGCCTACTGCGTCTATGTCCTCCAGCACGCCCCCGCAATAGAAATCCGCGAAATCTTATCCCGAATATACAGCCATCTTAAAGACGATGGTTTTTTTATATACTGCTCTTCTGATTACAGGATGGCTATACGCTTTGACGGTAAGGGTTTCTTTGATGACAGATTTTTAGGAGTTAATTTACAGGAAGAAATAGAACGCTTCTTTGACAAGATAGAACCGCTATTTAGCGAAGAAGATTTTAAGGATAACTATATCTTGAAGAAAATGATTACCGGCTGTGATAATGGCTTGGCGCATCCGGCATTTGTATATAAGAAGAAAAAAGAAGCTAAACCGATAAAAATAGCAAAAATAAGTGCCAAAAATGAGGAAATTCTGCAAAAAGTGAATCTATCCACACAAAAACTATTACTTATTAACCGCCTTTCTCCGGGTGATATTCTTGTAATGACTAATGCCATTAGGGACCTACATTTAGCACACCCTAATAAATTCATCACTGATGTGCGGACACCCTGCCCGGATATCTTTAAAAATAACCCTTATATCACTAAACTACAGTATGACGAAGCGGAATACAATAATATCAACTCTTGGTTTGCTTCTAATGTCGGCAAGACTAAAATACTTGGCGATATTATATGTATTGATATGCAGTATCCTTTAATACATCAGTCTGGGGCTCGCGGCGCGCATTTCGCTGAAGGGCATCGGGAGTTCCTTGAGGAGACTTTAAAAATCAAGATACCACAGACAAAAATAAGGCCGGAACTATATCTTACTGAAACGGAAAAGAATAGTAGGATTATCAAAGATAAATACTGGGTTATCAATGCCGGCTCTAAAGGCGACTATACCTTGAAACAATACCCTTATTATCAAGAAGTAGTCGACCTTTTAAAAGATAAAATTACTTTTGTGCAGATAGGCGTTAAGTCTCATAACCATAAGCCGCTTAAAGGCGTAATTGATATGGTTGGAAAGACTGATAATACAAGAGATTTATTCTCGCTTATCTACAATGCTGAAGGGGTTATTTCCTGTGTAGCCTTTCCTATGCACATCGCTGCTGCCCTTAAGAAGCCTTGCGTGGTAGTAGCAGGTGCCAGAGAAGGCACGCGCTGGGAGTTATATCCTAACCACCGCTTTATCTATGTCAATGGATGCCTGCCTTGCGCGGAATATGATGGATGCTGGCGGTCAAGAATAGAAGATTGCACTTACAAGAAAAACGGCGTTCCTATCTGCATGACTTTGATTAAGCCGGAAGAGGTGGCGCGAGAGATAGAGAGGTATTATGAGGGTGGAGTTTTAAAATATGACATAAAAGAACCGGTTATACTTAACCTAAAAGGAGAAGAAAAGATGATAACAGCAAAAGAAATACTAACTGGAGATGTAACACCTACAAAGAGAAAAGAAACTTTTGGATTTCCAAATAAAAGAATACCTTCTAAATCTATTGTAAATGAAGAAATAGTTTATGAGCCGTTTCCTTCAGACATTAACTCCCCCCAGGCAACTTCATCAATTTTTAATATCTTGCGTATTCTTAAACAACTCACTCCAACCGATACTTATCTTGAAGCATATCAGTGGCACTATGATAAAAGAAAAGATAAGTTTATGGATGTGTATCATTTTATGAATTATCTCGGCGCGACAGTCAGGCCTAAACGGATTTTAGAGATAGGCACGCGCACCGGAATTTCAATATGTCAGTTACTTTCTGCATATCTTAATTATAACGAGTTAGAAAGAGTGATACTTTGTGATTTATTTAATGATGGGCTTTCAACTCCCGGGGTAGTCTTAAATGCTTTAAAATATCTGAATATCCCTGTTGATAAAGTGCAGTTCATTATAGGAAATTCGCTGGAAGAGATACCGAAGCTGATAAATGAAGATAGAGATTATGAAAGGTTTGATTTTATCCTTGTAGATGGCGGACATGAAAAAGATACCGCAAGGAAAGATTTAGATAACGCAGTTCAACTGATAGAAAAAGGTGGATACATTACTATGGATGATTTAAGTCCTGATGGGTGTTCATTGCAAGACATTTGGGATAGTTTTAAAAATATGCATAAAGACAATTTTATATTTATGGAATCTTATGAAGGTAAGGGAATTGGAGTTGCTATAAAAAATGCCGGATAAACCTATACATATAGGCAAAGAAGAGTTATTTTGTAATGTTTGTAAAAAGTATATTGATAAATACACAGAAACTATAATTGATGAATATAATGATATAAGATGCCTATATTGCAATAATTGGCTTTGTGGAAGTTATGACGCTTTTGGAGATTTATCTATAGAAAGTATTTCTATTCAACGCATTAAGATATTAAGTAGGGAATTCAATGGATAAAAAACTATATTTTAAACACGGCGTTATTGAACATCAAAAAGATATTGAATATTTTACTGAATTCCCTGCTCCAATTATGGAGTTAATTCATTCAGCGCATTTCATTAATATTAATTCGACAATAACCTTCTTTTCTCCTATGCTTTATTTCTTTGCTAGGGCTATTGAGACGCATAAGATTCTGGAAATCGGCCATGCTGAATGTTACACGGCTTGGTATTTAGCCAATGCTGTTCAAGATAACGGCATTAGATATCAGGTAAAAGATGGGCAATATTATGGTATTGATATTGTGCAGACCGATTTGGCTATTGAAAGGTTAAAGGGCCTTCCGGTTACGATTATGAATTTAGATTCGGCTAATTTAACTAAAGATACATTTAAAGACATCACTTTTGATTTAATATTTCAAGACGGCGCTCATGATACCGAACATGTCTTATATGAATTAGAAACTCTATATCCGCAGTTAAAAGGTGAAGGTATGGGGTATTGGATATTTCATGATTCAGCTGGACCTGCGGAAGAAGCATGGCATAAAGTTATTAAAAATGATAAATATAAATTTGAATATGTAAGAATTCTTTCTCCTTATGGATTAAGTATTATGAGAAAAATAGAAGGTATAGATCCAGAAAAAAGGTATTGGATATAGTATTGATTTTGGAGAGATTGATAAAATATACTTTTGTAGTTACTTGCAGTAATGGATATCTTTTTGGTTTAAACGCTACAATGAACGCCGCGAAGTTTTTTGGAACTTCTGCTGAATTTACGATAATTTCTGATGATATTCCGGAAGATATTAGAAACATTTATAAAGATTCTTTTCCTTTTAAAGTTAACTGGGTTAATACTGAAGATGTCATAAAAGATTTAAAGATAACTTCAAAATATGCGCCTTTTAGATTTTGGATTCAGTCTTGGATTTTGGGTTCTCAAATTATTGATAGTTATGACTCTATATGTATTTTACAGGCAGATGAATTTCTTTGTACAGGAGTAAATAACTTATTTAAAATTGCTGCATTGACTGATATAGTTATTGCTACGGAATATACTAGTTCTTGGGTTGAATTCGAAGCGTTACCTTTTGGGACTAAACAATCTATATGGAACAGGTCGCAATATGCTTTATACGACCAGTTAGTATTTTTAAATAAAACTCATAAACAGATTTTAATCGATACTTATGAGCAGCAGTGTATTGATCCTTGGAGAGATGAGGCCCAGCAACCGATGTGTGCTTTAAATCAGGCATGCGCTACTCATTTAACCCGTGAACAAGTCATGGGTTTAGACGCCCATACTTGGGCATGGGATTCAGATACTTGTGATTTCAAGTTATTATTTGACGAGCATAGAAGAAAATTCTATAACGAAAGGAAAACGATAGTAAGCGGAGTTCATAACAGGTGGTGGCAAAACGGAGTTGCTCATTCACAGTTAGATTTCCAGAGAGGCCGGGGAGAAGAAGGCAGAAGGCAGTACGAAATAGGGGCGCATAATTGTAATTTGATAAGGGATGTAATGGTTCAATTCAATGAAATGACTCCTGAAACTAAGAATACTAATTATTATCAAGGAGAAATTAAATGACATTAGAAGAAATAGCCGCTACTTTGACACCTGAACTTCGCGTAAGAACAGATAAAGGAAGAGAGAGTTTAGGAGACCACAATTATTTAGTTAAATATGAACAATACTTCAATCCTATAAGAAATACAGTCAAGAAGGTTGTAGAGTTGGGAGTAGATACAGGGAGTTCAATGGAACTATGGAGAAGATATTTTCTTAACGCTTTTATTTATGGTGTAGATGAAAATCCTCAATATATAAAGATTCCTTTTGATTTTACTCGGATGTCTATTTTAGTGGGGAATTATAATGATACTAACTTTATGAATCACATTAAAAATATTATTTGTGAGAATTGGTATACCTTTTCTTATGCTTTGAGAAAACCAGAAGGCCAATGGGATTGCCCTGAATATTTTCGCCTTGTTGACATTATTATAGATGATGGAGATCATACATTACCTGGGCAAATCAACGCCATTAAATCTTTGGGAGAAATACTAAATAAGGATGGTTACTATTTCGTGGAAGACACAGATGGGCCTAATGTTCTAGAGATTAAGAAAATTCTTAATGAAACATGTCTTGAATTTGTAGAAGATTATGTGGATGAAGCTTATGGCAAGGGTTGCCACATGTGTGTTTTAAGGAGAAAGAGGTAAGATCCGATGAGAGAAGCAGCACAGTTTGTTAAAGATAGAGGGACTAAAGACCTTATCGTAGCTGAAATAGGAGTAGAACGAGGTAAAAATGCTTATGATATGCTATATGAGATGGATATTAAGCGTTTATATTTAGTAGATCCTTATATAGATTATACTGATGGTAGAGGTGGACATGTACCGCAAAATGTTCAAGATAATGTATATCGTGAAATGTTCAAAAGATTAGAAAATTATTTTGATAAGATTGTTTTGGTTAATCAAACTTCTGAATTTGCTTCTACATTATTCCCTGATGAATTTTTTGATTTTGTTTATATAGATGCAAATCATGATTATGAATACATCAAACAAGATATTGCATTATGGTGGCCTAAAGTTAAAATAAATGGAATACTGGGTGGTCATGATTTTGATAGAGATCAAAGACTACTGGAGTTGCGTTTTGCTTTTTCTGTTTATAGGGCTGTTTTAGAATTTGTTAAAGAAGATAATTTTAAACTAATGTCTTCGCAAGATCCATCTTTATTAATGGGCGCGGATTGGTGGATAGTCAAATGATAAAATTATTTTTTCCTTTTTCTCCTTATTCCGGACCTAGGATGCAGAACAATTTCATGCCGGAAAATGTATATATACCTTATTTTGGCGCATTAGAAAGACTAACTGGCGTAGAAATAGGTGTAGCTAGTGCTTCTGGAAGTGTTGCTATGCTTGATAGAATGCCTAATTTAACATTGTATTGTATTGATCCATGGAGGCATTTTGACGGTTTGGAATACGAAGCTTCTCATCCGCAAGATGAACATGAGGCTGGTTATGAAAACGCAAAGAATGGATTACAACCATACGGCATAAGAGTAACTATCTTAAGAAAAACAAGTGATGAAGCTGTCGTTGATGTTCCTAACGATATTGATTTTGTTTTTGTTGATGGTCATCATGAGTATAGCCAAGTTTTTAGAGATATTAAAAATTATTTTCAAAAAATCAAATTAGGCGGAATTATCGGAGGACATGATTATCGCCAAGTACCTGATGTAACCCGAGCAGTAAATGAAATATTTAAAGTGAACGAAATCCATACTGGCGAAGATTTTACATGGTGGGTGTATAAAAATGGCTAAATACGCTGTTATTATTATAGCGGGGCAATCTTACTTTGCTGGATTAAATGCCATACTTAACGCGTTGGATTACTATAAGATTAAAGATATTGATGTTCATTTTGGGTCTTCTAGGAATCTTATTGACGGATATTATAAATATATAAAAGATAAGTTTTCATTTAATATTGAACCTCATTGCCTTGAGGATTTATGCGGAGTCGATAAACTCTATGACCATGAATTCATTGCTGCTAAATATGGAATAGCATTAAAGATAAAAGATAGATACGATGCAATTTTGCATCTTTCTGCCAGGTGTTGTCCTGTCGATGATATTTCTCAATATTTTATGATAGCGGAAAAGACAGGTTATTTATTATGTCCTGAAAATCCTAGATATATAGCAAATAGCGCTGAGATGAAAAAACAGGAAGAAATAGGAAATTTAGATGGTGTTTGTCGTTCTGTACCAATAATTAATTTTGTATTCTTTCATAATCCTAAATATCACACTGATTTATTGGAGTATATTTGGGAAAGAAAATTTGAATTCAGAAAAATAATAGAAAGTAATGGCGATCCTCATGATTATAAACCTTCACCGATATACCTTGATGATACTCATTTATTTGTAAAAGCCGTATGGAAATTAAATAAATGGGAACAAGTTTTCTTATTGCCTAATATTTCATGGGTGCCTGATTATGGTATGTTGAGAGATAGGTTGACTTTAACTTCTACTAATTCTTTATTATATAATGTAGGTGAAAGAATTAAAGTAACGTATGGCCGGTTTTATTATGATATTAGGTTCAATGTAGAATCTCCATTTCCAGAAACAGAGGAAGAAAAAAATAATAGCATTATTTATCAGAATGCAATGTTAAATATAGAACTATTTCGCTTTTTAAATTACCATTATAAAGTAACATTGGATGAAATTAGACAAATCCCGGGAGATTATTCTGCAGTTTTAAGTGGTATTCCATGATGAAAAAAATAAACTTAGGCGGTAAAAATTCTGAAAGACTATTTTTAGAATCATTATCCTTTTTTACAGGAGGTAATACTTTAATTAAGTTTACTCCTACCGAACTTGCTTGTGATATGCCGGGCCTGATTAATCGCCATAAAGCAAGATATCTACTGCCTACTTTTTTATTTAAACAAAAAAGTAAAATATTAGATTTTCCTTGCGGCAGCGGTTATGCCTCTATGTTATGGAAAGATTTTGATATTATATATGAAGGCAGAGATAAGGATTATTATACTATTAAATATGCTAATAATATTTATAATAGATGTGGTAACAATCAATTTTTAGCTGATGATCTTTGTAATCCTAAACTTAAACCAAAAACTTATGATGTTATCGTATGTGTTGAAGGATTAGAGCATATAGATAAAAAATCTCAAAAGAACTTAATTATGCATTTCTATAATGCATTAAAACCAAAAGGCACTTTATACATTACTACTCCAGAAGCGCATATTTCGGGGCAGAACAAGAAAAATAAATATCATATATGGGAATTAACTGCATTGGACTTTATTACTTTATTATACAGCAAATTTGAAAATATACAGTTATTAGAACATCAAGATATCGTTCATACTGGTGATTTAACAAATTGGTTATATGCTTTTTGTAAAAAGGAATAAATGCGAATACTCTTAATTATTTATGATAATTGTAGTTATATCCATCAATTCCCTATTGGCATGGCTTATATAGCCGCTGTCTTGAAGGGAAAAGGTTTTGATGTAGAAATATATAATCAAGATATCAACCATTATTCAGATGAACGCCTAACATATTATTTAGACCAATTTCATTTCGATATGGTTGGAATTGGGACTGTAGCCGGTTATTATCCTTATAAAAAGCTTTTGAGTATTTCTAAGGCCATAAATCAATCGAAGAATAGGAAAGATTTTATTTATGTTATCGGGGGGCATATGGTTTCTGCAACTCCTGAATATTTTATGGAGAAAACCGGGGCAGATGTTATTATAGTTGGTGAAGGCGAAATAGCAATTTTAGATGTAATTGAATCTAAAAAGAAAGGTATCTATGAATCAACATTAATAAAAGATTTAGATTTGTTACCGCAACCTGCATATGAGTTATTTCCAATAGGATATTATCGGTTGATGAGATTTCCGAATTGCGTCAATAAAGATTTTACTATGTCTGTTATCTCTGGAAGAGGTTGCACTTTTAATTGCACCTTTTGTTATCGATTAATGAAAGGAATCAGATTAAGGAGTATTAAAAAGATAATACAGGAAATCAAATATCTAAAAAATAAATACGGAATAACATATATAGATTTCGCGGATGATTTGACTATGACTTCAAAAGATAGAATGACTGAATTATGCGAATCTATTTTATCAGAAAATCTAAATATTAAATGGTTGTGTGAAGGCAGGTTGAATTTTGTAGATAAGAATATTTTAACCTTAATGAAAAAGGCTGGTTGCGTATTCATCAATTATGGCATTGAGGCATTGGATGATATTGTTTTGAAAACCATGAATAAGGCATTAACAGTTTCACAGATTTATACGGGAGTAACTGATACAAGAGATTCTGGTATAAGTATGGGCCTAAATATCATCTGGGGAAATATTGGGGATACCGTAGGAACACTTAGACTCGCTGTAGATTTTTTAAAAGAATATAGCGATGGTAGTCAAATAAGGACTATACGTCCTGTAACTCCTTATCCCGGTTGCGAATTGTTTGATACAGCTATAAAACTAGGGTTACTCAAAGATGCAGTCGATTTCTATGAATGTAAACATATTAATAGCGATTTATTGACAGTGAATTTTACTGGTATGACTGATTATGAATTTTATCAAGAATTAAATTGGGCTAATACAGTTCTTTTAGAGGATTATTATCATAAACAGTTAGAAAAAAATAAGAAACAATTAAAACAATTATATTTTGATAAAGATGTTTCTTTCAGAGGATTCCGGCAAACTTAAATGGAAAAGACTTTTATAATAGCAGAATGCGGGCTAAATCATAACGGAAATTTAGATATAGCCAAACAATTAATCTTAGGGGCTAAAGAAGCAGGCGCGGATATAGTAAAATTCCAAAAAAGAACTATTAACAAAGTTTATACAAAAGAAGAACTTGATAAACCGCGAGAAAGTCCTTGGGGAAATACAAATAGAGAACAAAAAATAGGACTAGAATTTGGAGAAAAAGAATATAATGAAATAGACAAATTTTGTAGATTGTTAGAAATGGCGTGGTTTTCCTCCGCGTGGGATTTAGAAAGTGTTGAATTTTTGAAAAAATACAATCTTTCATTTAATAAGATACCTTCTGCACTCTTAGTTCATGAAGATTTATTAAATGCTATAGCTAAACAGAGAAAACATACTTTTATTTCTACCGGGATGTCAACGATAGAAGAAATAGGTAATGCCATAAATATTTTTAGAAAACAGGCCTGTTCGTTTGAAATCATGCACTGTAATAGTGTCTATCCCGCGAAAGATGAAGATTTGAATCTATTATGCATACAAACATTAAAAAGGACTTTTAATTGTAAGATAGGATATAGTGGCCATTCTCCGGGCATTATGGATGCAGTAATAGCTGTTGTTTTAGGCGCTACATCAGTTGAAAAACATATCACTATTAATAGGACTATATATGGAACGGATCAACCTTCTTCTGTGGAGATACATGGTTTTAGGCGCATGGTAGGGTATATCAGGGCCGCAGAAGTATCTTTAGGGGATGGCGATAAGATAATAACTCCGGAAGAAGAAAAAATTAAAGCTAAATTAAGAAGATATTTAGATGTTATTTAAAACCATAGTTATAATTCCAGCTAGGGGTGGTTCGAAGAGGATACCTAACAAGAATATTATTCTTTTAGGTGGCAAGCCATTGATAGAATATTCTATTCATACTGGTTTAGAATTAGGATATCCGGTTTATGTTTCTACTGATTCTTTAAAAATAACTGAGATAAGTTTATCTTTAGGTGCGGAAGTGATAATAAGGCCTCCTGAATTGGCACAAGACGATTCTTCAGTTGTGGATTGTATGGCTCATGCGTTAAAAATATTAAAAATAGAAAACTGTAAAATAATATTTTTAAGGCCGACTACTCCATTTAGGGATATTGATTTGATAAAAAAAGGAATTGAGTCATTTAAAGATACTTCTTCTAGCCTTCGGTCTATCGAACCACTGAGTGAATCATTAGAAAAACTGGTATTTATTAAAGAGGGATATGTTGAATCTATAAATCCGGGAATAGACTTATCAGTAATGCCTAACCAAAACTTAAAAGTTTCGTATAGGACTAATGGCTATTTGGATATAGTCCGGCCTTATTTTATATTAGACCGGAAAGAATTATACGGAATGGCATCTCAACCTTTTATCACTCCGTTTTCACCGGAAATAGATACCTTTGGTGATTTAGAATATGCGGAATACTATGGACGAAAGAATAATCTTTTTAAACGGTAAATTTTTATCGGAATCAGAAGCAAAAATATCAATCTATGATTCTGCGTTAGTCTTTGGGGATATGGTATTTGAGATGACGCGTTCATTCAATAAAATACAGTTTAAATTAAGGGAACATTTAGAAAGGTTATTTTCAGGAATAAAAATATTAAGGATACCTATACAATATACTATTAATGAGGTAGAAAAATATTGTTATGAAGTTATTGATATGAACGAAGAAGTGTTTTTATCTACTGATGAACATAGACTGATGATAAATGTCAGCAGGGGGTTATTGCCAATGTATGCTAAAACTTCAGAGATGATTGAACCCACAGTATTAATATCCGATTTTCCTTTAAAATGGGCTGTGATGGGTATGGGGAAACTTTTTGATACCGGAATAAACGCAGTTATTCCTTCGCAACGGGCTATACCTGCATTTCTTTTAGAACCAAAGATAAAGAATAGAAGCCGTATTCATTACCAGATGGCTAATCTTGAAGTTGCTCAAATGAAAGGAGACAATAACTGGGCTTTATTGCTTGATCCGGATGGATTCATCGCTGAGGGCACTGGAAGCAATTTCTTTATTATTAAAGATACAAAGTTAATTACTCCTGAAGGCCATAATATCCTTCGCGGGATTTCTAGAGGATGTATATTTGAATTGGCTAGAGAGTTAGGATTGGTTTGTTTTGAAAAGAATATAGAGGCATATGATGTCTATACTGCTGATGAGGCATTTATGACTGGAACACCTTTCTGCATGCTTCCGGTAACAAGTCTTAATGGGATTAAGATAAGAAACGGTGAAGTAGGGAATATCACAAAAAGACTTATAGCTATTTGGGGGATGAAAGTAGGAGTTGATATCGTTCAGCAGATTAAAGATTTTAATCAGGAGATGTAAATGCAAGGAATAATTTATAAAGTAGAAAATAAGACTAATGGAAAAATATATATTGGGCAGACAACATTATCTTTGAATAGAAGAAAGCGGTGCCATCTTAATGCAGAGCCGTATTATGTTTTTCATAGAGCATTACATAAATATAAAAAGTCTAATTTTCTATGGTCTATTTTGGATATAGCTTATTCAAAAAAAGAATTATCTGATAAAGAAATTTACTATATTAAAACTTTAAAAACTAAAGTTCCTTTTGGTTATAATATGACAAATGGTGGTGAAAGTATGTTTGGTAAAAATAATCCTATGTTTGGAAGAATACAAAGTTTAAAATGTAAAGCTATTAATAGACAACTACGATTAGGAACTACTTTATCTGCAACTGTTAGAAAAAAGATAGGAAAATCGTTAATAGGGAGGTCGTGCAGTGAAAAATCTAAAGAAAAAAGTAGACAGAGATGGCTAAAAAATAATCCTTCTATTAGATATTTTTTATTTATAAAAAAACCTAACGAAATAATAATTAAAATAAAAAATTTTAAGACTTTTTGTGATAAAGAATTATTAAATTACAATGCAGCTCGTAACGCGTTTTGTAAGTGGGGTTATCATAAAAAATATATTTTAATTAAAAAGGAATTAGTCGAATGAACTCATTCAATGGTTTAAGCGTTGTAAATTTAGAGTTATCAAGTCGTTGCCAAAAAAAATGTTGGATGTGTGGCCGTAGGAAGTTAGAAAAGATGCAAATGACCGACTGGGGAGATATGCCTGTGGAAATGGCTATTAATTTAGCCTGTCAAATCCCCGATGGCATCATAGTGCAATTTCATTCAAATGGTGAACCTTTATTATATCCTTATTTAGGGGAAGTATTAGCCGTATATAAAGGAAAAATAAGAAACTTCGATACTAATGGTAAATTGCTTTTAGAAAAGGCAGATGAGATTATAGATAGAATGGAAACAATCACCATATCTGTGGTGGAAAACGATCCGGAAGGAGATGAACAATATGAAATCGTTAAAAAATTTCTTAAACTTAAACAGGATAGGAAACCATTCCCGGTCTTTCGATGTCTTGGCAATGTTGATATTAACCGTTGGGAGTCTCTTGGTCTTATTGCTACTAGAGTCTTACATAATCCTATGGGTAGCTTTGAATATACCAAAAAAGTAACTATACCGGAACACGGCGTCTGTCTTGATTTATTAAGTCATTTACTCATAGATAGGTACGGAGATGTATATCCTTGTGTAAGATTTAATCCTTATAAATGTATGAAATTAGGGAATATATCAGAAAGTCCATTAATAGATTTATGGAATAATCCTTATAGATTAGCGACTATTCAAGAACATATTAAAGGTAATAGAAATTGTACTGAATTATGTTCTAAATGCGAATTTTATGGATGCCCGACATCTAATTAAAAAGGAGGTTTAAATGAAACCGATAAAGTTCAAAGAATCAAATATTGTTTTCGCAAAAGACCAACCTGAATATCTACCTCTTCCGGCATATAGAAATGAAAAAGGAGATGTTATTAGTCTTTGGCAATTCAACTTTTTTGAAAGGATAAAAGTGTTATTGACTGGTAAGATGTGGTTTCATGTTTTAACTTTTAATAATCCATTACAGCCACAGAGACCAACATTACAATACCCCTTTGAAAGAAAGAAATTAAAATTATGTGATAAACAAGGTTGGCCATTAGAACTTTTCATGAATAGACCTTTCAAAAGTGCATTTAGGATATTCTGTCAGTTAATAAGAGGAAATTTAAGGATAAGGAGAAAATAATGAAATCAGATTATTGTTTCGTAGTTTGTGCAGACATTAGATACCTTCCAGAATTTGTAGCTTTAGCCAATAGTCTTGACTTCGTTGACAATACTTCAGATGTGCATTTTTTTGGTTATCATATACCACAGGAAGTTATTAATCAATTTCCTTTGCTTGGATACAATGTCATCTTTCATGAAATCACTGATGAGGAGATATCATTGAATCATGGCTTAAGCGAAGTCGTCTGCCGGAAACGATATTTTTATGCTAATGAAGTAGGCCGGGAATATGTAGCAGTTTGCGTCTTGGATGCTGATATGATTTTCACTAGAAATCCCTTTCAGTTTTTCGTTATTGCGGAAAAAACCGGATATGTATTAGGGGCATCTAAAGAGCAGAACAAAGTCTATGATGATGGTCATCATACTTGGCATGGCGAATTTATTATTCCTAAAGGATATTATAATCCGGTTGATCTGTGTAACTGCCCGCTTTTTGTAGATACGAAGATCTGGGGCAGAGCATTGGAAAAGTCATATCAGATATTTGTTGATGGATTTAATGAAATGAAAGGGGACAATTTCAAGGCGCCAGACATGGATGCGATGAATATCTGTCTGCTTGAGGCCGGCTCTGCTGATAAAACGATAGTACTTCCCGGTATACAATGGCTTGCTACTAATGAGCAACTTTTAAAGCCATATATCCGCGCTATTAATGATAAGGGATTAATTAAAACTGAGTGTGGTATTCCGGTATTTTCTTATCATGGCCAATATTATCATAAGAAATGGCGCGACTGCCAAATAGATAACCGGCATAACTGCGCTCAAGGATATCTAAAGACTACTGAATGCCCTGATGATATGGCTAAGGGCGCGATGAATTTGCTTTATGGAAACTTTTTAAAAATGTTGGACTGGAAGATAAAAATACCAAAACTAAATTACAGACACCCAGAGGTAGAATACGAAGGATAAAGGAGGTGATAGATATGGAAGGTTGGTCAGCAAAGTTAACATTGGAAGTGAAAGGGCCTAAAGAAGGTCCGGTAGTAGTTACCGTTGATTATCCTGATACCACTAAAGAAGTGGCTGTTGGATTGCAGAATAAGTTAGCTCAATTAGGCCTGCAATTAAACAAAGAAGGATTCAAATGATTTTAGTTATCTTTTGGATAGTTATAACAGTAATAGCAGTGCTGTCTATATTGGAGTTATTGAAATGGCACAAATTTTTAAAATAGGGATGATTTGGCTGCAGAAAGACCGTAAATATTTAATGGAAGAATTAGACGGCACTGCTATTCAGGAATTTTGGAACTGTAAAAAAGTGCAAAAAAGATTTGAGAATATTTCAAAAGAAACACCCCAATTATATAAATTAACAATAGAACATTTAGGAGAATATCATGTTAAGACTACAAAGAATATGGGAAGGCGATAAACCAAAACTATCAGAACATATAGAAAAAATCAAAGCTAAATCAGTTCTTTTAGTCTTTTGGCATGGTCTCGGAGATTTAATTATGTTTTTAAATCCATTTGAAGCATTGACAAAACAATTCCCTGATGTTATATTTGATTTGGCAGTACAAAAAGGTTTGGGGTTTGAAGACATAACCGCCGATTTACAGGGAACAAAAATCCTGTTTATTGACGGTTCTTTTTTTAAAGAGTTACCTTTAGAATACGATATTATCGCGGACATTGATTTCCCGATGTCTGAAGGCCAAACTGAATTGACAAAGGGAGAATGGTGTTGCGTTCACGAATTAGGAATAGAGCCTGTAAATAACCATAAGCTTTTAACTAAAGGAGTGAATAGATTAGTCGGAGTTCACTGGCAGATAACATGTTTGCCTGATAGCGCTAATGTGCCTTACGATATAGCAAAGAAAGTTTGGCAAGAAATTAAGGACGCTGGATATATTCCTATGGAAACTTTAATGAAACATCCATTTCATAACCCCGTAAACGAAAAATATGATTTTATTGATAGACATATAAGGGATATTTCACCTAAAATTTCTACTCTTATAGGAATTATTAAAAACTGTTCACATTTTATATGTTGTGTTTCTGGAAATTTTCATGTTGCTTTAAGTATACTTCCTCCAGAAAGAATATGTTTATTAGAACGAGATTTTAAAACAGAATGTTTTACAAAGTTACCCATTAAAAGAATTAACATAAAGGAATATGTTGATGGAGAAATTTTGCAATGGCTTCAGAAGAGTATTTAGACTTTTTACCGGTTCCGAGGCGAGGCAAATGAATACATGTATGTTTTCCAGCTGTAATAAGGTTAAGATTTTTTTTGTGGTTATCAGTTCTTACACCATTTTTATGGTGAACTATATCTTTAGGTTCAAGATATCTACCAATCATTTTAATTTAACAGCATTGGTAGATACAAATTTAGACGATTACTTCAATCCAGATGGCTGGATAGCCTGCAGGATATGCCAGCAAAAAGTATGATAAGGAAAGAAAAAAATGGCTGAACTTTTAGTAAGAGCAAAACCTCATTGGCAAGATGAATGGGATGCAACTAAAGTCGCTTCTTTAACTCTTCAAGAATTGCGTTCCTATAATGCCCGCTCCCAGATAGGGGACATTATAGTAGTCCGTCCCGATGGTTGGTTATGGGGCAGAGAAGAATGTCTACCTAATTATGTGGTGATTAAAATACCAGACTTAAAAATAGAGGATGCAAAAAAATATGAGGAAAGTTTACAAGATACTACCGATAAGGAAAAATCTATTCTGCTTAAAGTCAGGAAATATCAAATACCTAAAACCATAATTGATAATGCCAAACGAATATCCCAAAGTTTTGTGAATGTGGAAAAATTACAAACAACTATTTTTATATCTAACATTATAGAAAAGGTAATTTAATGGCAACCCAACTCAAGAAAACTGTTATGCCCTCTGGCGGTGATTATACTTCTCTTGAAGCGTGCATGAACGCTAATGAGCAGAATTTAGTTACCGCAGATAAATACTTTGATGTCGAGATAGACGGAACTTGGTCAAGTGCGGATACGACTGCGGTTGACATTAATAACTATACTACCGACGCTACCCGATATATCAACATCTATACGACTGCGGCGGCGAGGCATATAGGAAAAGCTACTGGGAATAGGTATAGAGTAACTACTAATTATTATAGAACGGTTGGTATTTTTGATGATTATGTAACTTTAAATGGAATAGAGGTTATTTATGAAGGGGAAAGAACAGATACTGCAGCAATAGGGCATTATAACGCAACCGAAATAACCATTAAAAATTGTCTCATTCACGGAAGTTTAGGCGCAAGAGGAATTAGTTTATACAATGATAGTTCTGCAAAAACAGCTTATATTTATAATAATATTATTTATTTTACTCAAGGAAGAGGAATGTTCTTATTCAATAATTATGGCACAGGATTTTACGCCTATAATAATACTGTTTATGGTTGTGCTATTGGAATATATCTTTTGGGTAAGAATTCATTTTTATTAAAAAATAATATTTGTTACAATAATGATACTGATTATGTCGGGGAAGAATCTGATTGGGATGCCAATTGCACAAACAATTTGTCTAAAGATACTACTGCCATACCTAAAAATACCTACTACACAGAAAAAACTTTAACCTTTACCAACACTTCCGCTGGCACAGAAGACTTCCATTTAGTTAGTAGTGACACCGACGCAATAGATAAAGGTGCTGATTTATCTGGAACTTTCACCGATGACATAGACGGCGTAACCCGCACAGGCACTTGGGACATCGGGGCGGATGAGTATGTGGCGGAAAGTTCTTCTAGTTCCAGCAGTTCATTCAGTTCTAGCAGTTCCAGTTCTTCCAGTTTTTCCAGTAGCTCAAGCAGTTCTAGCTTTTCCAGCAGTTCCAGTTCTTCAAGCAGTTCAGAAAGCTCAAGCAGTTCCAGCAGTTCATTCAGTTCAAGTAGTTCCAGTTCTTCCAGCTTTTCCAGTAGCTCAAGCAGTTCTAGTTTTTCCAGCAGTTCTAGTTCTTCAAGCAGTTCAGAAAGCTCAAGTAGTTCTAGCAGTTCATTCAGTTCAAGCAGTTCCAGTTCTTCCAGTTTTTCCAGTAGCTCAAGCAGTTCTAGTTTTTCCAGCAGTTCTAGTTCTTCAAGCAGTTCAGAAAGCTCAAGTAGTTCTAGCAGTTCATTCAGTTCAAGCAGTTCCAGTTCTTCCAGTTTTTCCAGTAGCTCAAGCAGTTCTAGTTTTTCCAGCAGTTCTAGTTCTTCAAGCAGTTCA